CAATCATCAATGCCTCCAGCCCAGTTGGCTCCATTGCCTACGCTGGCACGGGTGCTGGCAAGTTTGGCCCCTTCATCCCACTGGCGGCTGGCGATCAGGGCATCTTGTCGGTGCAGACCATCCAATTTTCCGCCACCATGACCTCGGGCGTGATGAACTTGGTGCTGTGCAAACCTCTGCTAACCCTGCCCATTACCACGGTGGGTGTAGCCTCTGAGCGTGATCTGGTCAACCAACTGCCATCCATGCCTCGTGTCTATGACGGTGCAAACCTGCAATGGTTGATCTATGCTGGCGCGGCTACACCGACAAACAGTTCGTTCTTCGGCCACCTTGACTCCGCTTGGGGCTAGTATGCTCATTGGCAACTACTCTGTCCTCCAGAAAGGCCCCGGCAGGTTTGTAGCGGGGTCTACCACATCGGTGGAGGGACAGGTACGTTCCAACTTCAGCAAGTCAGGGGCATACCGGAATCGGTTCTACGTTGACCAGACCACGGTAGCACTAAGCCTGTACGCCATACCCACTGGCAGCTATCCAGACATTGCTTGGGTACTGCCGCAGATTTCCGGGCAGATTGCCTCCACCCAACCCATCCAAGGGGCAGGCGCAGCCACAGCAACCTTGGCCGGTGGCTTGAACGCTGCGGCAGGATTGACCGGCGCGGGTGATATCACCAGTGCAATAGCGCAGTTGATCATCAGCATGGCCGCAAACCTTGCGGGTGACGGCACGGTATCTAGTGCTGATCTCCGGGGGTTCTTACAAGCAGTTGCCAACCTATCGGGTTCTAGCAACCTTACCGCAACAGCGGCTGCTTTGGCTTGGATGGATGCAGCTACGGGCGGCACAGGGTCAATTACGAGCGCAACCCCGTATGCCACCGGAAATATGTCCGCCGATATTTTGTCGTACAGTGCTTTAACCCCTGAAGGTATCCGGGATGCAGTATGGAACGCTATTGCAGCCAACTACGACCTTAACGCCACTATGGGCGAACTGCTACATAATGCAGCGGCTGGTGGCGGTGGTGGCGGCGGGGGCTTGACACTCGGTCAATTCCTTGCTTTGCAGAACCCCTAGTAATTGGTACACTCAATCATGGCTAAGAAACAAGGCCCAGTTCTTTCCGTTGGTCGAGGCGAGAAGCTCCCTGTATCCAAGGGCGCTGGCTTGACCGCCAAAGGTCGTGCCCGTTATAACGCGGCGACTGGGAGCAACCTGAAGGCTCCACAGCCCCAAGGTGGCGCACGTAAGAACTCGTTCTGCGCCCGAATGAGCGGGATGCCGGGGCCAATGAAAGACGAGAAGGGTAAGCCTACGCGCAAGGCTGCTTCTCTTGCTAGATGGAAATGCTGACATGACTGACGATGATTTCAAACGCCTAGAACACAAAGTGGACAAGCTGACTGATGCCGTTGGCAAGTTGATTTTGTTTGAGGAAAGGCAGGCACACCAAGGCCACCGCATTGGTTCGGTTGAGGCCCAATGCGCCATTTATGCAGCGTCAATATTGAGGGTTGACCAAAAGCTAGATCAATGGATCAATCGGGGTATCGGCGTGTGGGCCGCTGCGGCGGTAGTTTTTTCCCTTGTACAGTTTCTGAAACGATAAAAAGGTGGTGATACTATGGCTACAAAAATGAACCCCGGTTTCATGGCAATGATGTCCAAGAAAAAAGGCGCTGCGCCAGACGCATTGGCAAAACACGCCGGTAAACCCGCTTCCAAGGCCCACAAAGGCCTGAAGTCTGGCGGCTACGTTAAAGCGGCTGACGGCGTTGCCCAACGGGGTAAGACCCGTGCACAGCAGTTTAAAAAAGGCGGCAAGACGTGCTAGCCTCACGCGGCATGGGGGACATCGACCCCGCTAAAGTGCCAAAGGGCAAGAAGATGGCCAAGGGCGGGCTGTACGCAAACATCCATGCAAAACGCGAGCGTGGTGCCAAGATGCGTAAACCCGGCGCTAAAGGTGCGCCTACAGACCAAGCGTTTTTTGACTCCGCAAAAACTGCGAAGAGGTAGCTATGGCAGTCTCCGGCACAACCACTTTTAACCTAGACCTCACCGAACTGGTTGAGGAGGCGTTTGAGCGCTGCGGTGCCGAGCTGCGTACGGGCTACGACTTGAAGACCGCCCGTCGGTCTTTGAACCTACTGTTTGCGGACTGGGCCAATCGCGGCGTCAATATGTGGACGTTTGAGCAGGGGTCGATCACGCTGGTTGCCGGGACTGCTACGTACGACCTTCCGTCGGACACGGTGGACTTGCTTGAGCATGTGATCCGCACAGGGGCGGGCAGCGCATCTACGCAGGCCGATCTGACCATCACACGCATCAGCGTGTCCACGTACGCCACGATCCCCAACAAGCTGCAGCAAGCCCGTCCCATTCAGGTCTGGATTGAGCGCCGTCAGGAAACCCCGCGTTTCACCGTCTGGCCTGTCCCTGACAACACCCAGACGTACACCTTTGTGTACTGGCGTATGCGCCGTATTGATGATGCTGGCACGGGCGTGAACACGATGGATGTTCCCTTCCGGTTTATACCCTGCATGGTGGCCGGATTGGCGTATTACTTGTCAATGAAAATCCCCGGTGGCCTTGAGCGCATGGCTGCACTGAAAGCTCAGTACGACGAAGCGTGGCAGTTGGCCAGCGATGAAGACCGGGAGAAGGCGTCGGTGCGGTTTGTGCCACGGCAGATGTTTATCAACTAGGTATGGGCAACAGATTTTCTTCAGGCAAAAATGCGGTCGCCATGTGCGACCGTTGCGGGCAGCGCTTTAAGCTCACCGAACTGAAGAAAGAAGTCCAGAAGCAGCGGGTGTTCAACTTGCTGGTGTGCCCGCAGTGTTGGGACCCAGACCATCCGCAGTTGATGCTGGGGACTTTCCCGGTGGACGACCCACAGGCAGTACGTAATCCACGGACAGACACAACGTATGAGGTTTCAGGCCCCAACAGTGCAGGCAACCCCTCTGGCGGGTCACGAGATATACAATGGGGGTGGAACCCCGTTGGCGGTGCAAGTTTTTTTGATGATGTACTGACGCCGAACTACTTGGTGAGCCAAGCTGCTCTGGGGCAGGTAACCGTTATTGACGAACTCATATGCCCGGTGTATGAAATCTCGGTGAACACCACCACAGCAGGGCCGGTCACCATCCCGTCTGGCTGTTTTGCAAATATCTACGGCACAGCCGTATGGACAATAACTTAGGGGTGGCATATGGCAGTGCAAATAGACGGTTCAGGAACAATCACAGGGCTGCTCAGTCTAAGCCTCCCACTCACGGGGGTGCTAAAGGGCACAGGTTCGGGTAGCAACATTGCGGTTGCCACAGCGGGTACGGATTACGTGACCCCCACTGGTAGCGAGACGCTGACCAACAAAACGCTGATCAACCCTACGATCACCAACTACACCGAGACGATCAACGCCCCGGCAGCAGGTAGCGCCTTCACGGTTGACCTTACTACGGGTACTATCCAGAAGCTCACTACCAACGCCAACACCACCGTCACGCTGCCAGCCAGCGTAGCAGGTAAGAACTTCAGTGTCATCGTCGCCTACGGCGGTGTCCACACGCTAACATGGGCGGGTGGCGGTGTACTCAAGTGGGCAGGCGGCACGGCCCCAACGGCTACATCGGTCAATGGCAAGTTCGACATCTTCGTGTTTACCTGCGACGGTACCAACACCTATGGCCGTAGCGGCGGGAGCAACTTCTAATGTTCTGCGCTAATCTTGGTGTTGTTCTGTCATTGGCGTCGTCCCCGTATTGGACAGCTACATTATTTGGTACGTCTGCCAACAAATCCCTCACCGGCAACGGCGTAGCTATAGACAGCGCGGGGAACATTCTTACGACAGGCGTTGATTACCAAACGACCACTACTACCGGGGCGTACGTCACAAAACTATCCAGCGCGGGGACTATCGTTTGGCAGCGCAAATTAACCAGCGGTCTATTCGACCCAGCAACACCTATTTTCGCGTCTTTTGCAGCCGTAGATTCGGCAGATAACGTCATTGCCACTGCGCTAGACACCACGAGCGCCTTTATCTACGTATTCAAGTACGACTCTGCGGGCAATTTGCTATGGCAACGCCGGATACCGCTTACTTCGGTAGGAGCTGATGCGCTGTGGCACTCAATAGCGATAAATAGCGCGGACAGCATTGGCATAGCGTGTGTGACTAGTAGTGCCTCGCACATGATAACTATAAGCTCGGCGGGGACCACATTACAACAGACAAATTACGGGGGATTTGCGAAGATAAACCGAACCGTTAAGTACACAAGCACGGGCGACATAATTCTGGGGGGTACTGAATTGAACTACCCGGCTGTCTTGCGCTCCACCGCAGCGGGCGTAAACGTATGGGTGCGAGGGTTTAGTGGACCACGTGTTGGGCGGGTAGAAGCAATTGTGCTAGACAGCGCAGAAAACGTGTACGCCGTCGGCTATGTAAACAACGCATCTTCGGTTCCACAGCCTATGGTACTAAAATACTCTAGCGCTGGAGTGCTGGACTGGCAGAAGATAATCGTTATTGCGGAAAATATTTCGTTCATTGCTTGTGATGTAGATAGCGCTGGTTTGTTATATGCGGTTGGGTACGCAACCTCTTCCCCTATACACAGCATTTTGGTGTGCATTGACAGCACGGGAGCTATCGTTTGGCAAAGGAAGGTTAGTTCCAAAATTGATGTGTCGATGATGCGCGTGCTTTTAACTTCTATATCAGCGCGATCTTCGGGGGTTCTAGCTATAGGTAGTAGCGTGTCCTTTAACCTTGACACAAATAACTGTCAAAGCGTTGTACAGTACCTTTCATCTACCTCGCCACCTGTGGGTACGTGGGGAATCTTAACGTACGAGTCGCTATCCCTGACGAGTTCGAACATGGGGTTCACCACAGCAGTCCCCGCCACTGGACCGTCTGCTTTTTCGGTTACGGTTACCACACCAACAATAGTAAGTTCTGTAGTCGCGGCCACGGCATCAAGAGCTACTATATCAAGCTACCCATACAAGTTGACTAGACTTTCTGGCAACTTGGGTACGACAGAAGCAACACTGAGAATTACAGGAGTCGTAACCGACACCTTGGGCAATGTGTATTCAGTAGCGTACCCTACGGGGACAGCGACCACCTGTGTGTACGTCGCAAAAACAAATGCAGCGGGTCAACTAGTTTGGCAGCGTAGATATCTCACAGGGTACGCAGTGGGTGGCCCATATATCTTACTAAACCCCGCTCAAGATACGTTGTACATAGTCCTTAAAGCCTCTCCACCTACCGTTATCACATACAGCGCCGATGGGGTTTTGGGGCTCCAAAGACGCTTAACCAATCAAACGTCTACATCAACTCTTGCATACAATGGGCCTATAGGCACGATAGACCCTGCGGGGGATGTGTACGTGATAGCCTCGTCTGGCCTTAATGCGGAGGTAGTAGTTTCTAAACTCTCTTCGTCCTTGGCGCTTGTATACTCAAAGAAAGTTGCGGGAGTGAGCACGTACTCCTCCGGAAATTTGCCTATTATAGCGGTAGATCAGTCTGGGGACTTCTACTTTTCCGCTAGAGACCCTGTGTTGAACTACGGTTTTATAGCCAAAATTTCTACGTCTGGGACTGTTGTGGAGTGGCAAAAATATATCAGGGGTGCTTCCGATGCTTACGGGGTGACAGACATGAAAGTATCTGATAGCGGGTACTTATACACTTTGGCCTCCGACCAAAATACTCAGGATCGAATACTAATCACTAAATACTCTGCTGCTACAGGCGCTTCGCAGTGGCAGAAACGAATCACAGGGTTAGCAACCTTGACAGGAGAGTTTGCGCTTACGCTAGATTCGGCTGACAACTGCTATGTCGTCACCACTGTGCTACCGGTAAGCAATCTCTATTACGCACTGCTAGTAAAGCTCGATTCTTCCGGCAATCAGGTTTGGCAGCGTAAACTTACATCCGGGTCTGTGGCGTCTTGGGCAGCTAATAGCATCTGTATGTCTGGCGACAACACCATCATTGTCGGTGGGCAGTTTCCGATGCCGACCGGACTGTCGGTAGTTAGCTCAGGAGGGTACTGGACGTTGAATACAGACGGCACAGTTCTTGGTACTTGGGGCCCAGTGTACGCAGGAGCATTGACCGACCTCGGCATTCCTTACACTACAAACGCGGCCACAGTGGCAGCGAATACTCCAATCAGTACAGTCCCCACTGCGGTCACGATAAGCACCTACGCCTACGCATCTACTACGCCAACCAACACAAGCACCACGACCACAGGCAACCTTTCGCAGTTAGCGGAAATTATTTGACAAACTAACCCCAAACGGGCACACTGCCCTAACTTCCGAAAGGCTATATCATGGCAACGCAAGACAAAAAAGTGCCGGTTCAGACCGGTGGCCTAGCTAAAGTCGCCAACCAAAAGCGAGGTAAGTGATGGCTAAGTTCAGTCAAAAAGTCATGGGCAAGGAAGTTGGCCCAGCCGCCGTTTACGCCAAGCCGCACACAATAACGGGTAAGCCGGTAACAGTTGAGGCAAATCCCGGCAAGCTACCAAACCGAAGCCAGCTAGGTTCTTTCGATGTCAGTGTTGGAAACATCAGCAAATCCGCTGGCAATGAGGCCACCAAAACCTCTGGCATCGAAACCCGTGGTAATGGCGCAGCCACCAAGGGCATTACCGCACGGGGTCCGATGGCATGAACTACACGGAGCTTGTAGCGGCGGTCTCCACCTACACGGAGAACACGTTCCCCACTGCGCAGATGAATACGTTCATCAAGCAGGCAGAGCAGCGCATCTACAACTCGGTGCAGTTCCCGTTCTTGCGTAAAAACGTGGTGGGGTTCACTACGGCAAGCAACAAGTACCTTTCGTGTCCAGATGACTTTTTGGCGGTGTACTCGATGGCGGTCATCGACGCTACGGGCGCTTACGAGTTTCTGCTGAACAAGGATGTGAACTTCATTCGGACAGCTTACCCATCGCCCACATCCATAAGCATCCCCAAGTATTACGCCCTATTCGGCCCAACAACAACTGTTGGCCCACCCCCCGTGCCGACCACAGAGCTTTCGTTTATTCTTGGGCCAACCCCAGACAGCACGTACTCGGTTGAGTTGCACTACTACTACTATCCGCCGTCGATCACGACTGCTACGACAACGTGGCTGGGCGACAACTTCGACACGGTTCTCCTGTACGGTGCACTGGTGGAAGCCTATACGTACATGAAGGGCGAAGCCGACATCATTGCCCTGTACGACGGTAAGTACAAGGAGGCTCTGGGCCTTGCCAAACGTCTGGGTGATGGTATGGAGCGGCAGGATGCTTACCGCAGCGGCCAAGTTAGGATTCCAGTGACATGATCGCCCAGACCCTGACCACATCGTTCAAGGAGCAGCTGTTCCTTGCCGTCCACAATTTCTCCACGGACACCTTCAATATCGCCCTGTACACAGCCAGCGCAAATCTTGGCGCTGACACCACGGTGTACACGGCAACAGGGGAAATCACGGGTGCGGGGTACATAGCGGGCGGCATCCCCCTGACCGGGGTTACGGTTAGCGTTTCCGGTACAACGGCGTTCATTGATTTTGGAAACCCTGTATGGGCGGGTTCATTGACCGCACGGGGGGCGCTCATATACAACGCGTCCAAGAGCAACAAGGCCGTTGCGGTTCTTGACTTTGGTGCAGACAAGACATCCGTGGTAGGGTTTACAATAGTGATGCCCGCTAATACCGCGACCTCCGCGCTCATTCGGCTACCCTAAGGACACCAAATGCTAGTAACGACCACCAAAGGTGACATGGACGACTCTCTGCTGGTAAAGCGGGAAGGTTCTGTGGACAACGAAAACGAGTTTACGACTTGGACTGAATACTGGTTGGGCGAGGAACTCGTACACCGCTCAGCGCATGTGACGCTCAAGAAAATGCCTACTTTTGCAGGCGCTGAAGCCGCTTCTTTCTAAGGAAACATCATGGCAAATACCCAAGCAATGTGCACCTCGTTCATGGGCGAGCTACTTCTCGGAGCACACCAATTCGGCACAGTTACGCTCGTTTCGCGCACCAGCCTGACCGCACCCACCACTGACACGTTCAAAGCGGCTCTGTATCTAGCATCAGCTACGCTCAACGCAGGCACCACCGTGTACACAACAACGGGCGAGGTCTCAGGGGCGGGCTATACCGCTGGCGGTGTTACCGTTACCAACGCAACCGCACCGATTGCAACGAACTCTTCGGCTACCGCAGGTGTGGCGTACTGGACTCCTTCCGCTAGTTTTGTGTACACAACCGTGACCCTCCCAACGGCTTTTGATACGGTGCTGGTGTACAACTCGACGCAGAGCAATCGCGCCGTCAGCGTCCACACGTTTGGCTCACAGACCATCACCGCTGGCACGTTTACCTTGACGATGCCCGTCAATGCCACTACCACGGCACTACTGCGCTTGGCTACGACCTAAACGCGGACAGCCCTAAGGCTGTGTAAATCATGGCTACTTCTTGG